TGTAACTGGAACTGGAACAACAATCTTTGTTCAAAGACCAATTCTTGGATCAGTAATTGGACCACATACTGGTGGTTCAACAATTGAAAAATTTGTTGGCAACTACACAATCACTGGTAATACAATTAATTTTGTTGATGCTCCATATGGTAATATTCCTTTGAGCACATCAACAAATCCACCAGATGAAAGAGATTTTACAGGTATTTCTACAAGATCTACTTTCCATGCAAGAGTCTTTACAAAGAGAGGTATAGAAGGATCTACAACTGAAACTTATAATACCAATTTTGTACTTGATGATGTATCACAAGGATTTACAGGTGTCACAAGCAACTTTACTCTCAAATCTGATGGTGCAAATTTAAGTGGAATTACATCAAATACAGTCATGCTTGTAAATAACATTTTCCAATCACCACAAGGTGTTCAGGGAGATGAAATTGGAGAATATCAGAACTTTGAAAGTTCAGGTGTGACCACTGTTAGATTTACAGCAGGTCTTGGGACACCAACTGGGTATGATCAGAATCAAGGTGGTCTTCCAATTGGTGGAATGATTGTATCTGTTGGTTCATTTGAAGGTGCTGGATATCAACCACTTATTGGTGCAGGTGGAACTGCTGTCATATCTGCTGGAGGAACTGTCCAATCAATCAGTATAGGTAACAGTGGTTCAGGGTATAGAACAGGTGTTGTAACTGCATACAATGTGGGCGTACAGACATATAGTGGTGTGTTACCTGTCTTGACTCATGTTGGTACTGCAACAATCAGCAATGGTCATGTAACTGGATTTAATATTACCAATGGTGGAGTTGGATTTACTAGTTCTAATCCACCTGTTGTTGTGATTGATGAACCACTAAGTTATGAGGATATTCCCCTTGTTTACTCTTCATCTTCATCTGGTGTTGGTACTGAAGCATCAATCAATATAAAAGTTGGGCAGGGATCAAGTATAATTGAATTTGAAATAAATGACTTTGGTTATGGATTTAAGAAAACTGAAGTTTTGACAGTTCCTGTAGGAGGAGCAACTGGTATTCCAACTGATTCTTCTGTTTCATTTAGTGAATTCCAGATTACAATTCAAGATGTGTATAGTGACAACTTTAATGGATTTACTCCAGGTGAATTCCAAGTGCTTGATAGAATTGATAATCTATTTGATGGAGATAAAAAAGTGTTCCCACTTACTCTCCAAAATGAACCTATTTCAATTAGAGCATCAAGAGAATCTAATATTCAAGTAGATCAAACCATCCTAGTCTTTATTAATGATATTTTGCAAGTTCCAAATGTTTCTTATACATTTGAGGGCGGAAGTCAAATTACATTTAATGAAGCACCTAAAGGACCTGGTTCAGGTATCCCAGAGGGTGATACATCTAGAATCCTTTTCTACAAGGGCGCAGGTGCCTCTGATGTTGTGTTTAGAGATGGTGAACAAACAATAAAAATTGGTGATTCAGTTGAATTGAACGCTGATATTGATGGAGGTCAAAGTATTATCTTTGATGAAGATAAGAGAGTTGTAACTGGTATAACAACAATTGATGCTGTGCAAACTAATCTTTATCCTGGTCCTGGACTTGCAGATGATAGAACTCTAACAAGACCTCTTACATGGTGCAAGCAAACTGTAGATAGAAAGATTAATGGTCAGTTTGTTGGTAAAGATAGACCAAAATATGAACCAGCAATTTTCCCTGCTGCTTATCTAACATCATCTGTTGGTATTGGTTCTACTCTAGCATATGTTGATAGTGTAAGACCATTATTCAATATTGCAAATGAATCTTCAAATAGAGTATTCCAAAACTCTGTAACCCTTATCTCTCAAGATTCATCAAGTGATGCCACTGCAACTTCCACTGTTTCAACAGGTGGAACTATATCATCTGTTACAGTGACAGATGGTGGTTCAGGATATGATTTCACTCCTACAGTAACCATTGCAGGCATTGGTACATTAGGCACTCAGGCAACTGCCACTGCCTCTGTAACAGCAGGAGTGGTTACAAGTGTTACCATCACTAATGGAGGAACTAATTATTCAACACAACCATTAGTTTACATCCAACCACCTAGAATTAAAAAAGAAGTTATCAATGTTAATTCTTACACAGGTGATTATGGTGTAATTGTTGGTGTTGGAAGCACAACAGTTGGAGCACAAAAACAATTGTTCTTTGACATATACATTCCAACTGATTCATTCATGAGAGATGCAAGTGTTGTTGGAACTGCTGTCACACTCAGTAATGTTCAATCTGGTGACCTGATTGTTATTAAAGACACATTCTTGTCAATTGGAAGCACATTTGCATCTGAGGTGGGTGTTGGTAATACTTTCCTTGATTGTGTTTACAAAGTTGGTTCAGCATCAACTGAAATGGTAAAAGTTTATAATGAAAACAGTGCTGGTATTACAACAGCAGTAATGAGAATCAGATGTAATGTTGATACATTTGGTCCAGGTATTGCACACACTGTAAGACCATTCATGGGTAATTACAGTTGGGGTAAGATAGTTTTTGAAGAAAGAACTAATACCAAGACTTTTGATTCATATAATGAAACTGGGGTTATTGGTATTTCAACTGCTGGTCTTGTTCAGAGAAGTGCTTCTTTGAAATTCAAGGACTACACATAATCCCCTATAAATAAACAAAAAAGTCCTAATAAAATGGCTGCGATAATAACTGATCAACTTCGTATATTAAATGCAAAAAACTTTGTTGCTGGAGTGCAATCCAGCAGCAATTCTTATTATACGTTTATTGGTTTGCCAAACGCCACTGATTATTCTTCTACTTGGGAAAGCACACCACCATCTCCAAAAGATAGTCTTGATCAGTCAAATGATTATTGGGACACAATGATTGCCTTGAAAAAGGTAACTAGTGGAGATGTAACTCAAGTTGTTTCAAAAAATACTTGGTCATCTGGAAACATCTATGATATGTGGAGAAATGACATCACAAGGTCAAATCCTTCACAACCATCTGGATCATTTAACATCTATACATCAAATTATTATGTGATGAATAGTGATTATAGAGTCTACATTTGTCTCTATAATAATGCAAGTCCAGAGAATAATTTCAAAGGAAGTCCCTCACTGGATGAACCAACTTTTACAGATTTAGAACCAAAGGCAGCAGGTTCAAGCGGTGATGGATATATTTGGAAATATCTTTATACAATCAAACCTGGTGATGCCATTAAGTTTGATTCAACAAACTATATTCCTGTTCCAAATGACTGGGGGAATACAACTGAGACTTCAACAGTAAAAGCAAATGCTGCTTCTAGTGGTCAGTTAAAAATTATTACTATTAGAAACAGGGGTGCTGGTCTTGGAAATGCTAACACATATACTGGTTTAACCATCAAGGGTGATGGAAGAAATGGTAAAGCAACTGTTGTTGTAAATGCTGACAGTAAAGTTCAATCAGTTACTGTTACCAATGGTGGATCAGGTTATACATTTGGTTCAATTGATCTTACTGAAGTGGGTATAACTGGTTCAACTAATCCAGTATTTAATGTTATCATTCCACCTCCAGGTGGTCATGGTCATGATATCTACAATGAACTTGGTGCATATAATGTTTTAACATATTCAAGATATGAGAATGATACTGAAAATCCAGATTTTATTACTGGCAATCAGTTTGCAAGAGTAGGTCTTGTTGAAAATCCTCAACAATTTGGTTCTACAACTCTTCTTTCCTCAGATAAAGCTGCTGCAACATATGCATTAAGATTGACAGGAACTGGTTATAGTTCAGTTACCTTTACTCCAGATGGAGAAATTACACAGACTGTAGGATTAGGATCTACAGCAGTTGGTAGAGTAATTTCATATGATCAGAATACTGGGGTTTTGAAATATTGGCAGGACAGGACAAATGCAGGATTTAATTCTGATGGTACTTTAAATGCTGCACCTAAATATGGATTTGTTAATATTCCATTCAATGCAAATGCACTTTCAAACACTGGAGGTAGTTTAAACATTGTTGGGGGATCTGCAACATTACAGATCAGTACTTCATTTTCAGGTATTAGTACTGTAATAAATAATAAGACATATAATCTTGGACAGGAATTTACAATGGGTGTTGCGAATCCTGAATCCAAAAAATACTCTGGTAATATCATATATGTTGATAATAGACCTCCAGTAACAAGGTCTACTACCCAGAAAGAAGACGTCAAAATCATTTTGCAATTCTAAAGAATTATGCCACAGGAAACTAATCTC